CAACGTCAAGTTGTAGAAGCCTTTTCAACGTCACCATTCTTACATTTGTGTGTTGATAAGATTGCTAAGTCCGTAGCAAGTAATGATTGGAAGTTATATACAATTAACAAAAAGAAAGATAGAGTTTTAACACAATCACATGAATTATTAACTCTAATAGCTAAACCAAATGAGTTTATGACTAAATATGATATGTTTTACACTATTCAAGGTCAATTAGATTTAGATGGTAACTCTTTCATAATGTATGAGAGAAATTCTCAAGATAAAATAACTGGTTTATATCCTATTAGTAAAGATATGGTGGAAGATTATCCTAATCCAACTAATAAATATACTTATAAAATTAGATTAAACAATTCAAGATTTACAGTTCCTTGTACAGAGATTATCCATTTGAAAGATATTAATGTTACGAAACCATATGGTACTGGGGTTTCAACGTCAGCTACTTTGGGAAATTCATTACAAATAGAGGATTATACTTCTAAAAGAGTTACATCTTTCTTCTTTAATGACTCAAGTCCGAGTGGAATAATTGGTATTGAAGATATGGATGATGTGGCATTATTAGAATTTAAAGAGAAATGGTTATCAGAATCACAAGGTTTCTTTAACTCTTACAAAATGAAGTTTCTTAATACATCAAATATTAAATATATACCTACTCAAGCTAATTTCTCGGACTCTAAAATCTTAGAGGTGTCTAAAGAGGCTAAAGAAACAATCAGAGTGGCTTTTGGAATATCTCCAGAAGTATTAGGTATAGTTGAATCATCTAATAGAGCTACAGCAATGACGGCTAAAGAACTATATGCTACAGAGGTTATTGAACCAAGACTTATTAAAATTAGAGATATGCTTAATATTACCTTGGTAAAAGAATTTGGTGCTAATCTTATATTAGATTACTCTAAAAAATCTTCTGCTACAACTGATAGAATGTTAGAGTTAGTAAAACTACAACCTCAAGCTTTCTTAATAAATGAAATTAGAGAACTTGCAGGACTTGAAGTGTTAGCAGAGCTAAAAGGTGTTTATGGGGGTGTAGCAAATGTTATTAAAGACGAAAGTGGAGCAAACGAGCAATAACACATTAAAATTTATCTGTTCTACATCTAAAGATGATTTTAAAGGTGACAGAGTGTATATGAAAGGTATACACTTTGATAGATTTCTTAAAAATCCTGTATTCCTTTACAATCATAAGAAAGATGAATTGCCTATAGGAAAGTTTCTTAGCCTTGATGTAGCTAATGATAAGCTTATTGGTGTAGTAGAGTTTTGGGTTAATCCCAATGATACTTCTGAATGGTCGGAAAGAGATAAATTCTCTAAATCAGTATTTGAAATGTATAAAAGTGGCTTTATGAGTGCTGTATCTATTAGTACATTTGATATTGAATATTCACCTAATAACTATGGTGGAGATGACATATATGAGTGTGACTTAATAGAAATATCATCTGTTGTTATTCCAATGAATGAAGATGCTCTTATTATTAAGTAATCTTATTATATATTTGTAGAGAGGTGATGACGTGGCTAAATATTTATTTGAATCATCTACAACTGGAGAGGTTTTTTATACACCAATCTTTAATGACGAGTTTGTGTTAGAAAATGTTCTATTAGAAGTTCAACCTACAGGTGGTGGATTTGATTTATACTTAGAAGATACTCAATATAATTTAACATTTCCACTATTAACATTGGGAACGACTAATTTAGCATTGAATATAAATGTACAGAATAAACAAAGATTAAAAATAGTAACTCGACCCACAACTGGATTGAGTAGGATTTTATTACAAGGAAGAATTTATTAGGAGGTATTATGTCAGCAATAGTAGAAGAAATTACAGAGCAAATGAATAAAAAAATAGATGAGAAATTTGAGCAATTAAATGAAAAATCTATAGGTGAAAAAGTAGAGCAAAAATCAAGAATTTCGGAGGTTTTAATGGAAACTATGTCAGTAGAAACAGTAGAAGGAAAAGAATTAAGAAATAAAAAAATAGCAGATGTATTCGTTAATGAATATATGAGAACTGGTAGAATATCTGATAAATCATTTGACTATTACAATACAGCAACGGCTACAGAAGGTGGACATTTAATTCCAGAAGATTTATATGCAAAAATAATCAAAAAAGCTAATAAAATTTCAGCTATCAGAAGTCTTGCTACAATTAGACCTACAAATGTAAATGAAGTAGAGTTTGTAATTGAAAAAGGTGGAGTAGTTGCTGATTGGTCGACTGAAATAGCTGCTAAAGTAGATACAGATGTGGAAGGGTTTGACAAAGTAACAGTAGCTTGTCATGACTTATATGCAATTCCTAAGGCTACAAATAGAATGTTAAGTGATAATGCTTTTGACTTAGAGTCATACATAGTTGAAAAAATAGCAGAAGCATTTGTTGCAAAATCTGGATTAGCTTATGTTAATGGTACTGGTTCAGGTCAACCAAAAGGACTTTTAACTGGATTAACTGCTACTGCTCTAGCAACTGCAGGTAAAATTACTTTTAAAGAATTAAACACTTTGGTTTATGCTTTACCTCAAAAATATGCAATGAATGGTGTTTGGGTAATGGATAGAAAAACTCTTGGTGAAATCAATGGAATAACTGATTTACAAGGAAATCCAATATTTAGACAACCAGAAGTTAGACAAGAAGGGGCTAAAGTAGATGGTTATTTACTAAACTACCCTGTTGTTATAGATGACAATATGCCTTCTTTATTAACTGCTACTGCTGGACAAATTCCTATAGTATTTGGAGATATTAAATCAGCTATGGTAATCGTAGATAACGTTAATGTATTTACAAAAAGAGATGATATTACTTCTATAGGATTTACTAAATTCCCTTCAATCATAAGAACTGGTTCTGTAAGATTATTAGATGAAGCCGTAGTTGCTCTTAAACAAATATAAACAATGACTCTTGGGAGCTGAAGCTATAAGCTTTGGCTCTTTTTTTATAAAACTTAATTATGGGGGTGTAAAAATGATTACTCTTAATCAAACAAAAAATTATTTACAAATTGCTAATAGTGGTTACGATTCATTTTTATCAGAAATTATAGCTTACTCAATAGCTCATATTGAAAATTACGTTGGATATACTCTTTCTGAAACAGAAGAAACTAATATTTTTCAAGGTACAGGCAGACAATGGTTATCTATACCAAGACCTAATATTACAGAAATTTCAGAAGTTAAAATAGATGATGTTGTAGTTGGAAGTACTTTATATTCTATTAAAAACAATATGGTGTTTAAAAAAGACCTATGGGAAAAATCATATATCATACAAGAAGGTATGAGATTAGTAGATTATAACGTAGAAGCTACTTATACTTATGGATTTACTTATCCACTTATATCTAATCCTGTTAATGATGGAACTGTACCAAAAGAATTACAATACGTTGCTTTAGAAATTGCTAAGAAAATGTTTATAAATAGTGGAACTCAACAACAAATTAAAAGTGAAGGTGGCTCTCATATGGAAGCTAAATTCAACTATGACTATTATGAGATTAAATTTGGTGAAGATTTACCAAAAGAACTTAAAAAGATATTAAATAAATATAAAAGGTAGGTGTATAGAATGATAACAAATGTAGATGATTTACTTGTAAATCCTTCGGGTGTTTTTACTAATGCAGAACAGATAAAAGGTGTTCCTGTTGATAATACAGCTATTGGTGACGGTAAAGTGTTGTCTTATGATGGTGTAAATAGTAAACTAATATATAAAAAAGTAGAAGGTGGTAGTGGAACTGGTACTTGGGGTGGTATAACTGGAACTCTTTCAGCTCAAACTGATTTACAATCTGCTCTTAATGGGAAAGCTAATACTTCTCATACCCATACAATAGAAAATGTTACAAATTTACAAACAACTTTAGATAGTAAGGTTGATAAAGTGGTTGGAAAAGGATTATCAACTAATGATTATTCTGATACTGACGAAGCAAAATTGATTTCTCTAAGAAATAATAATGAAGTAGATATACTATTAGGTACTAAAGTAGATAAGATTGTCGGTAAAGGATTGTCTACTAATGACCTTACAAATGGATTAAAGGAGCAATACGACACAGCTGTTCTGCTTTCTCATACTCACACTAATAAAACTCTACTTGATAGTTTAGTTTCTAATGGTGACGGTACTAAATATTTATCAGATGATGGAACTTATAAAACGGTTATTGGTGGAAGTGGTATTGATACTTTTGTAGAGCTTACTGATGTCCCTAGCACTTATACAGGTCAAGAGAATAAATATGTTAGGGTAAACTCAACGGCAGATGGTTTAGAGTTTACAGAAGGTATTGCAACTACTAGAATTATAGAGGCTAGTGGTATTGGATTGTCAATTTCAAATGGAGATGGAGCTAATGGAAATCCTACGGTTACCTCAAATGCTACAGCTGTAAATACACCTAATACTATAGTTGCAAGAGATTCTACTGGACACTTTGTTACTAGACTAATCACAGCTACGTTAAAGGGTAAGGCTGATACGGCTGATAAACTTAAAACAAGTAGAAATATAGGAATTATGACAGGAGATGTAATTTCTGTTGGGTCAACTTTTGATGGTTCTGCAAACAATACAAATGATAATATTATAGCAAATAACGTTGTGGACAATGATAAACTAGCAGATATGCCAACTAAAACTTTAAAAGGGAATGATACTTTAATTACAGATAATCCTAAAGATTTAACTGTAAGTGAAGTGCAAACTATGATAACCGACTCAACTCATAGATTTGTTACAGATAGTCAAATTTCACAATGGAATAGTTCGAGTTCGTTAGTTGATACTTTTGTAGAACTTACTGATACTCCTAATAGTTATCTTGGACAAGAGAATAAATACGTGAGGGTTAATCCAACAGCAGATGGCTTAGAGTTTATAGAGGGTACTGGTGGTGGTGTGGCTTCATTTACACAATTAAATGATGTTCCTACTTCATATGTTGGACAAGCTAATAAGATGGTAACTGTTAATGATAGTGAAACTGGATTAGATTTTACAGATATGCCTATAATTCCAACTAAGACAAGTGATTTGACTAATGATAGTAATTTCATAGATGATTCTAGTTATATTCATACTGATAATAACTATACAACTATTGAGAAAACTAAATTGTCAACTATAGAAGAAAATGCTAATAATTATGTATTGCCGTCTAATGTCGTTATAGACGAAAACTATGTTCACACAGATACAAATTATACTCAAACAGAGAAAACGAAGTTGTCGGGGATTATGGATGGGGCAGAAGTCAATGTACAAGCTGATTGGAATACTACAGATGTAAATGATGATAGTTTTATTAAAAATAAACCTACTATAGTTGATACATTCCTTGAATTAGATGATACACCTACTTCATATAGTGGAAATGCTGACAAAGTGATTGCTGTAAATTCAACTGGTACAGGATTAACATTTGTAGATGGTGGAAGTGGTGGTGGATTTACACCTATTTCTATGTATAAAGCTATAAATACACTAGCCGATATAGGTAGAGCAGATGGACAAATGAGTTGGTTTGCTAATCCAAATGTAAATCAAGGTGGTGTTTATCTAACTAAACTCTCTCCAACGTTGTATGATGTATCTTTCTATTTTAGATATAACTACGTCACAACTTCTACAAGTTTAACAGCAGGTCAGACTATAACATTGACTTTTGCTATAGATACTGGATTAGGTTCAACATTCTCAAGCTATTTACAAAGAAAACTACCAACAGAAGGAAAATTCCAATATCAACAAGGTGTTTGTATTAGTTCAGTACCTACAGTAGTTGGGGATTTTTACATAGAGAATGGAATAATAAATATAAATTATTACATTAAAAATAACCAAACTGCAGCAAGAACATTATCACAATTAGGATTTGTTGGACCGAATTGGTATAGTGGTAGAATGATATTAGATTTAGGAACTGGAGATTTAACACCTTTATCATTATAAATAAAATTGAGGTCGGTTATGCCTACTTCAAAACTTTACATTCGAGGTGATTGTGTGTTAAAATTCTTTTCAAATTTAGAAACAAGTATTAAATTAGTTATATTCTTTTGCACTATTATACTAGGATTTTTTATGTTTACAATAAAAAGCTATATAGCTATTACAAAATCATTAGAGGTCATACAATCCAATCAATTAGAACTTACAGAATTGAACTTATACAAAGATATTACGATTGGTTCATTTATAGATAAGCAATACGAGAAAGTATTAAGTGGTGATGTTAAAGATATAAAAGAATCTGATATGCAAGTATTAGCTTTATATGCTCAAAATCTTAAATTACCATCTGATATAATGTATAAAATTAATAAAATAATAGAAACTAGAAAGTTGGTGAGTAATTATGAGAGGTTTTAATAGAAATAAATATATGAGAGTTATGGATAAGTTATATGAGAATAGACCTAAGCAATTAGTTACATTTGCTATAAAGAAAACTTCTTCTACAACACCTTCTATAACTTGTACTTTAACTAATTTAGAAGCTATAATCAATGTATCAACTGTTGATAATGTATATAACAAAACTAGTGATATATACTTAATAACTAAAAAAGTATCATATACTATTAGAAAAGAACTATTAGAAGGTAAACTATTTAGTGATGGTTCAGTAGTTAATATTCAAAAATTATTATCCGATAGTGCTAATGGTGGTTATAGCATATTAAATATAATTCCTAAAGATTCAAATGTATTAGATGAAGAAGGTTATGTATATCCTGTTACATCCGTTTCATATGGTGAATATTCAGATGGTGGATTTAGAGAATTTATAACTTTTAATTGCTTCACTAAACAAGTTATTGTCTAACAGAAAGAAAGAAAGAAAATTCTACAGTCACAACCAAACGTGCCTTTTAGTTTGGTTGGGCTGAAAGCTTTTACCTACTCTTTAGTAGGAACTCTCTCTTTAGCTAAATTTCTTGAAATGGTTTATACTCTCTTTAATTCTATTTATATTCTATTTATATTCTCTTTATAATCTCTTTATCAACTCTTTATACTCTCTTTATACTCTATTTATCAACTCTTTATCAACTCTTTATACTCTCTTTGATAACTCTTTAGTCTCTCTTTGATAACTCTTTGATAACTCTTTAGTCTCTCTTTGTCTACTTGTTAGTCACTCTTTAGCTCAATCACTCCTCTTTAGCAGAGAGCAAACTCTTTGGGTAATTGTTAGCTATTATTTGGGTAATTGTTAGCTATTCTTTGGATACTCTTTAGCTCATTACAAGTGTAAAAGTAATATTATAGTTTTTTATTATAGTATTGATAGGAGACTTGGTGAAAGTAAGTAACCTATATAAATTTCCATAGATACTCTTTAGATATGTACGGTCTTAATATGTTAGCACATATTTATAAACTCTTTAAAAACTATTTAACAACTATTTAACAACTATTTAACTCATATTTGAAAACTGTTTGAATAATATTTGGATACATCTTTAGGCTCATATTTGGATACATCTTTGGGGGAATATTTGGACTCTCTTTAGATATGTACAAAAGTTCATAAGGAAATAACTCCTTATGAGATAAGTAAGACGAAATTTCGGCTAAGTTGGTTATTCTTAGTAGTAATAGGGGTACGGCATATTTGCCGAGGGGTATATAAACTATATATGACCTATAAATTGTAGGTATTGATACTATATAAATTTCCATTGGTAAGTGAAATCCTGATGAGAAATTTACCACAGGTAACGAGTTTATCTCTGACTTAGTTCCCAAAAGAAAGAGAGAGGAGAACACGAGTGGGAAATATATTCTGCTCACGTAAACGACAGAATGTAGCTAACCATTGATTTCGTAGACATAACGAGAAGTAAATTTGCACCGACCAATTCGGGCTTTTAGTGCTTGTCTAATAAATCAGACCAAATTTGAGATAATCTTATTATATGAATAGTGTAAGTTGGTCAACTCCAATGTTTAACTTACTATTGTTAATTTCTTTTTCTCCTTTATTAGAGAGCCTTATCAGCTCTCTTTTTTATTTACCGTAGTTTCATTCCCTAAATATCAGGGAAAACTCATTCACACTTTTAAAATAATATGGCTTTATCTAATTATAAGATAGTTTACTTTTAATAGTTTTGGTAATACTCCCTTTATATAGGATATGCAGAACCAAACTAAAAATAAATTTAATAAAATCCGTTTTTATAAGTCGATTTTGTGATTGTATATATGAGAGTATAAAATATTTTTAAAATAAAGCTAAAGTTTTGTTGCATACGTGACGATAATATAGTATAATAAAAAATAAACATTTAATTTTCACCACATTGCAGGGGAATTTAAGTATTGTTATAGTGAGAGCAAGGTGGTAAATGAAATCTCACCTTTGTTAGTAATAGCATTACTGACATTAAATGTGTCAAACTTTACGATAATATTAGTGAGAGAGATATATTTTTTTTACCTTAAAAGCACGACAGAAAGACAAATTAATATATGGAGATGGTTAAAGATGAATAAAAATTTTATGCAAGGTGTGTTTGTAGGTATTTTGTTATGTGTATTTTGGTTTATAAGTGATATACGAAGTTATAATCACGACAGAATAGAGCAACTAAAGAAAGATATAGTTAAATTAGACCAAATGAATATGAAAATGGAAGGTGTTAATTATGAGAAAAGAAAATGATAATAGAAAATCAGTTAGAATACACAATGAGAAAGTTAATAAATGGATTGAAACTTTACCTTATGGAAAATTTACAATTCTTATAAATGAGTTTTTAGAAGAGCAATACAAAAAAGCAACTAAATAATGGAGATGATAGAAATGGCAGAAGTAGTAGGAAGAAAACAAAGAGCAAATAACAAAAGTAGTTTCATATACTTTGAGAATGATTGGTTTAAAACAGTTATAGACAACAAATATGATTTAGACGAGTATTGGAGTTATGTAGAAGTAAGTGCAGAGAAATTATGTGACAAGATTAGAGCAAGAAAAAAGGTAGCTAAAGCTAATGAAAGGAATAATACGAATGATTCATTACCCAACATATTTGAAGGTAAAGTTGCTTATATGAGATTGGCAAGGTTATATTGTGTGGTTGAACCTAAGACAAAAGCTGAATTATGTTCAATGATGATAGCTCAATATATTTATGCTTACGGAAAGAAAGCAGACGAATTAAAGTATATGAAGTTTACAACTCTTGAAAAAGCATTTAATCTAACAGAAAAACAAGTAGGTCAAATAGTTACACAGTTTGGTAATAATTATCAATTAAAAGTTGCTAAGAAAAAATCATTAGTTGGTAGACCTAAAATGGAATATTATGCAACATTTGCTGTTAGTGATTTTTATGAAGAGTTTAATAAGATTGATTTTTCTGTATCAGATACTGAACTTGATGATTTTACTATAGATGATAGCTTTATGAATGATACAGACTTAGGGGTTGATTTTGAATAATGGTGGAATTAATAACTTATAACAATAAAAGTGGTGTTGTGTGTAATTCAATAGTTTTATGCAAACACTTAGGAATACAACACCAAGATTTGATTAGAAGAATTAAACGTAAGACGACCGTATACCTACCCTACGAGCTTATAGACGACAAGTTCAGTCGAGGGGGTAAAAGAATTAACTACAAACTTAAAACTCACGTCATCAAAGCCTTAGAGCTTTATGAGATAGAAGAGAAAATGAAATTGTTGACAGATATTAAGAGGAAAGAAATTGAAATTAGACTAAAAGAAATATTTGGATAAACTTAACCTATAGCTATGAGCTTAATAAAATCAATAGCTAATGAGTTCCCCTTATTATCGTTACAGACCTATCGGAATAGTGATAGGTCTATTTTTTAAGAGAATTACTTTGACAATCAAACTATTTGGTTTGAACATAAAAATATTACGGAGTTGATTAGAACATGAAAGATATACAAATGAAGATAGCAAACAGCATACAATTAAACAACGAGGAATGTAAATTGGTAGTAAGAAGCTTAATAAAACTAATGAGTACTATTGTTGTGGAATATGGAGAAGATTTAGTTAATCAGAAAATGGTTAAAAATGATACATGGGATAGAATGACAAGTTGGGCATTTGATTGTAGAACAGTAGAAATGTTAAATAGTAGAATAGATTCTTATACAGTAGAACTTAAAGAGTATGCAGTAAGAAGAGTATATAACGTTGCTTATAGTAGTTTAGTAGAATATATCCTATCGGCTTTAGAGTTTGGTAGAAAAGAACCTAACAAATACAACAAGGAAGTAGATGTACATTTATTTGATATTCCATATGATGTTAAAATGGTTGATTGGCAAAATGGAAATCCTAATTACTATTGCTATAGAGATTATGGACAAAATAAAATATGGATTGCCGTGGATAAAAAAAGCTCATTATCGGAAATGGAAAGAGTAAGAAGTCTTGTCAACTATCTAAAAGCTTATATTGTGGACAATAAGGAATTAATTGAGAGTTGTAGTATGAAAAATATATACGTTGAGGGGGATAAATTCTAATGACAGAAGAAATTAATGTACATGAAGATTCAATACAATTTTATGGAGCTTTTAGTTTTAGTCCACCTATTCAAATAGATGATTTAGCAACTCAATACAAAGGGGTTCTTCATGAAGAAGGTTCTATTGAGGTTGAGCTATATATATTAATGATACCACATATGAAGAAACATTTGCTTACAATGGGTATTAGCCATTCAGACTTAGATGAAGCTCTATCAATTAGTTATGATGTATTTAAATATCTATTGGATAAATGGGAAATTAAATATTATGGTAATAGAAATCTTATTAAGAATAATCTTAAAGGTGCTAAAAAGAATAGTTTCTATGGATATTTCTTTACTTATTACAAAAGTATATTCTATCAAAAATGGAATTATTCAAAAGATTTTAATGGTAATTTGATTAAGGCAAGTAAGACTTATGATTTGAAAGCTAAAGATGAGTGCAATAAGATAGATAGAAAGGTTAATGTTAGTAGAAAGAATAAAGAAATAATCAAAGGAAATATTATAGAGAAGTATAAAATTGAGGTGGGTACTACTCACCTTGAAGATGGTGAAATGGAATTTGTAGATGATAAGAATATAGAGAATAAAATGATTCTAATGGAACATCTAAGAGCTAACTACACTCAATCTGAGATGGATTGCTTATTGTACAAAGCAAATGTAGGGTGTAATAGTTTAACAGAGCTGAGAAAGAAATTAGGTGTGTCTAAAGAGAAGTGCAATGAGATGATAGAAAGTACAATGTATAAAGCTGAGAGAGATAAGGTTCTATTTAGCTTATGGGAAGAGGGAATGAATTAATATTATTATATGAATAGAGGGAATGAGAGAGTGGGATTTTATGTTCCCACGGACTTTATTAACTTAGTTAATTAAGTTCCCAATCTCTTCCCTCATTTTATTATATATATTTGGGAACGTTCCCACCTCATTCCATAGTGGATTAACCCAATGAAATCAACGGTATGGGATATTTCCACTTCGATACGTGAATGTAACGTAACGTTAGGGTAGAATAGATTGCACTATGAAATAAATATATCAAATAAAACTGTGAATAATATCCGTTATTCTAAGTTTTAGTTTAATCAGTATAATATTAAATCATATAAGGGGGTAAAATAGTATGTTAAGTGCTAAAGAGCAAATGTTCGTAATCAAATATCTAAACTTTGATGAGAGTGAGGACAATATAGGTCAAGTGTATATCGACTTGTTTGGTAAGGAAGATGGTAAGAATGACATTAGAACTTATGTAGCTAAGGCTAAGAAGTTAATCAAGACTAAACGTTGTCAAGATGAAATAGCAAGGCTACAAGCTAAAGATACAATAGACATTGATAACCAAGAAGATTTAAAGAGTTTCGTATCGAAAGAGCTATTGAGATTGTATACAACGTCAGCTACCATAATACCAACGTATGATAGGAACGGTAATCTACAAGAAGGTAAGGTAGAGTATATGGACAGTTCGGTTGTTAAATCATCAATAGATATGTTAGGTAGAAGTGTAGGATTGTTTAAGGACATTGTAGAGAGTAAAGAGGAGCTTATCACAGTTACAGTTAATGGAGCTAAAGTAGAAGGGATGTAGGATAAGCTGACCCAAACCTTGATTGTATCAGAAAAATATTTGTCTGTGTCACTCCTGTACTACGTGAGAGGTGTCTATGTAAGTCCTGCATATATAGGTACGTGTAGGTATTACTCGTATAGGAAGGTATCTAGGTATGTGTAGGTATATAACAAAACGTTATACAGCTACAACCAAGTAGATATTTCCTACGTCTATCGAATATTTTGAGTATCAAAGTAAATTAGCATATAAACAGTAAATTTTAGCTATTTTATCCTAAGGATTGCTAAAATAAATTTATAAAATGAGTTTAAAACGATTTTAAACGGTCTTATTTAGGGTAAATTGACGTTTTTACTGTGTTATACGATACAAAGTTAGGGTAAGTGGGTAAAATTGCTTAAAACGGCTTAAATTAATCAAATAATTTGATAGTCAAAGTAATTAAAAATGGTAGGATAAAATGGAATTATATATATATAAAGGAAGTAAAAAAAGAAAGTCCATTTTTTAATAAGTACGGTTACGTTTACCTCTCATATATATTTTTCCAAATTTTCCATTTAGACCAATTAACAGGAGTGTGATTTTTTTTGATTATAGATTTTAGTAGTGACATTTTTATACCTTTATACCAACCATACCTTACTGACTATTCCAAAGATGTAGAAATATACTATGGAGGTCGTAATTCTGGTAAATCGTGGTTTGTGTACGATAAACACATTATATTAGCTTTACAAGACCCTAAATCGGTTACATTAGTCGTTCGTAAGTTTCGTAACTCTATTAAAGAATCATGCTGGAAAACTGTATTAGAACGTTTAGACCACTTCCACATTCCATATGATGAGAATATATCTGATTTTACTATTGTCCTTAGAAACGGTGCTAGGTTTGTATTTGTTGGAGCTGATAATCCCGATAAGATTAAATCTCTACTTAGGATTGAACGTATAATCTATGAAGAAGCAGATGGTATCTCACTAGAAGAATATCAAGTAATATCGGGTTCTATTAGGGGTTCTTCTAAATATAAGTTTGAATCATTTATGTTCAACCCACCTAAGCAAGAATTTTGGCTATTTAATTATTATATGAATGAGGTAGACTTGGAACTATTATACAAGAATAAGATAGTTGAAACTTCTAAGGCTCGTATATTTCATTCTACATGGAGAGATAATAACTTTGCAGACCATGTAAGGTTAGAAGAGAAATACTCTTACATGAAATCTATTGATTATTTCCGTTGGTTACGTGATTCAGAAGGTCGTTTAGGATTTAGTGAGTCTGAATACTGTTTAGTTCCTTATACGTTCATTGATAAAGCTCTTAAATCTAAAATCATTGGTAATCCTAAAGTAGATGAAATCTGTATGGGTGTCGATTGTGCAAGGTTTGGAGCAGATGAAACTGTAATAACTTATAGAATTGGTAACGAAGTAATGCAACCTATTAAACTTAAAGGTAAGAGGGGTCATGAAATAGCTGAATATTGTCTTAATCTTGCATTGGATATTAAGGCTAAGAACTCTTATAAAGGTAAAATTAATATTTCAGTAGATGATACTGGACTTGGTGCTTCTACTTCTGACAGTTTGTATAAGTTTAAAAAGGACAATAGATCTAAATATGCTTCTATCATTATAAATGAGATAAACTTTGCAAATAAGGCTAAGAATGAGGATTTATATGGAAACTTAATATCTGAAATAGCTTTCTATATAAAGGATTTGCTTATTAACGAGAAGATTAAATTGCCCGATAATAAGGAGCTTATAGAGGAAATATCATTAAGAGAATATGTATTAGATAATAAAAATAGGCAAAAAATTGAAACTAAAGATGAATTTAAGAAGAAAAATAACGGTCGTTCTCCCGATACATTCGATTCTTTGCTAATGTGTTTTGCTAATAAAATTAAAAAGAATATTGTATTCTTTTAGGAGGTTATATGAACTGGAAATTATTTAGTAGAGATAAAGGAATGACTGATAAGCCTAAATCAGAGATAGGAAAGTCTATTTCTCAAGTAGGTTCAAGTCAAACAGCTCCAATTATGAACCAACGTCAAGTTGTAGAAGCCTTTTCAACGTCACCATTCTTACATTTGTGTGTTGATAAGATTGCTAAGTCCGTAGCAAGTAATGATTGGAAGTTATATACAATTAACAAAAAGAAAGATA